TGGTAAAGCGAAAAAGACAAAAGATAGTTCTGAACCTATTTCTGATGCACAAAAAGGGTATATAAATTTGATGATAGAAAAAAGAATGTGGTCTTATAGAGATGCTATGGGAGTTATCAGTGAAATTACAGGAAGGGAAATTGAAAAAATAGATAGTCTAACTAAAGAAGAAGCAAGCAAGGTAATAACAAAACTAAAAAAAGGACCATTTTAAAGGAGGCAAAAATGTGGAGTTTAACTGAATTAGAATTATTAAAGAAAGTAAAGGAACTTGCTGAAGCGGAAAATCTTACTGAAATTCTGAAGTTAATTAACATCAGAATAACAGAAATTGAGCTTGAGAGAGAAAAAGAAGCAGAACTTCAAAAACAGGTAAGAAAAAAGCTTGAAGAAATCAGTCCATATAAAATGGGAGAGAAATCTGATATAATTACTGACCAGCTGAGTTGGTGGTATTATAGCAAACCTTACAATAACTTTTAGGAGAGTGAAAATGGGAACTTATATATCCATTCATGGATTACCAGAAAAGTTTTTTACTGCACTGAAGGATGCAGGATTTGATGTAAAAGAGAGATTTCTTGATGGTGAGCATTATTATGAGTTTGATATTATGGTAAAAGATACAGAGTTATATTTATATTCAGAACCAGTAAAAGTAACAAAAGTAAGAAAAATAGCAGAAGAAGTAAGAAGATTGGTGAAACAGATTAAGGAGGGATAAATGGAAACTGCCTATTTTGAAAGTGAGAAGATTAATATTCTCATAAATAAAGAGGGTATTCATATTTTTATTAACAATGTTCCAGTGGAGATTATTGAAAGATTAAGGGATGTTAAACAAAGTAAATATGCATATGCTGAAGATAGAAATTTTACTTATCATCAGGTAAGGATTGTTATTGGTGATGTAATATTGCAATTAAATTCAATTGAAAAGAAAAGGGTATAAAATGAACAAGGAAGAGAAACAGTATCTAATTGACCAGATTTATTCCTTTTTAGCTGTGGTAGAAAAAGAGTTTTTACAGGAAGAAAAGGCAGATAAGTTTGTTGATATTTTTAAAGAGATTTATAAAAGCAGAATACCTTTTTTCATTGAAGTGACTTCTATAGGGATTGAAGTTGAGTTACTTGATAAAAAAAATGAAAATGAAGCATTGTGGCGGAAAATGTTTAGTAGCAATAATTATGATGAAGCTTTATCTGAATTTCTTAAAGCAATTCTAAAATATTATCCCAATACTGAAATTGGAACAAAATTAAAATCATATTTGGTTTAAAGGAGGAATAAAAATGGAAAGATGGAGCTTTAGTAAGATTGAGGCAACAAGAGGTTGTAAGATCGCTTTTGAGAAAAGATACATTCAGGAACTTCCACCAGATACAGAAGTTCCTGAATTTGAGCAGGCAAAAAGAATTCATGAGGAAATTGAAGAGAGATTTCTAAAAAGAGAAATTGACAGTCCCATTCTCTCTGTGTATAAAGATGCAAGTATTTTTATAGAAAAAGAATACAGATTTTCTAATGAAGAGATAGAATTTGTGGCATATCCTGATGTTGTAATTGAAACTGAAATTAGTAGGTTAATAATTGATATTAAATGTAGATATGATGCAACGATTACTGATAAAGATAAGCTTCAACTAATGATTTATGCTTCTATGGCACAACATGAAAAACCCGTCCAGAACACAACCATTGGAATATATGCAGTATATAATCAACATTATCCATTAACAACGATTTGTATTGAACCACTATCTGTTGATTTTATTCTTGCTGAAATACAGAAGGCTAAAAGAAGAATACCAAGAATGATTGTAAAAACTTCAGAATGTCAATACTGTGAATATAAGCGTGGTTGTGATTATGGAATAAAACCAATTGATGAAACAAACTTACAGCTGGTTGCAGAGGAATGGTTGTATTTGAAAGCAAGAGCTGATATGTATGAAGAAATATTAAAAAAGCATATTGAGTTAACTGGTGAGCCAATCCAGATTGGTGAAATTCAACTTGGTTTCTGGGAAAGGGCATATACAGTAATTAATCCAGTTGAATTCTTAAAATTATGCAGGGATGCTAATATAGAGGATTTTATAAGTTGTGTAAAAATTGATACAACAAAAGCAAAGAAGCTTGCTAAAGAGAATGAAATTTTGTATCAGGCAATGGATAAAGAGATTAAATATGTTTTTGGTATAAAAAGAATAAAGGAGGATAAAGAATGAAAAAGTTATTTAGCTGGTTATCGGTAGGCATAATAATAGGAGTGATGCTCGGCTATGCTTGGCATTATTTTGCAGTGAAGGATAAGTTAGAAGTGTATAGAAATTACGAACAGATACTGAAACAGAAAGATGCACAAATAGCAAATTATCAGATTAGAAGTGAATTGTGTTGTGGATATGTAAATTATGTTTTACAGAAAAGTAGTAGTGTAAAGCATAGGTAAAGCATAGTTTACAGAAAGGAGGAGATAGAAAAATGATTATGCAAGTTTTAAAATGGTTAGTTTTGCTGTGGACATTTTTAAGTATAATGGATTTCTTTTTTAGAGAAATATCAGATACTCTTGATGCTCTTACTTTGATATATTTTATTCTTGTTTTAATAGTTGTTGGCTATGATTTAGCTATAGAAAAAGGGGATAACAATGGAAAGAATGAAAAATATTAAGAAATTAGCAGAAAGATATAATCAGTTATGTAAGCAGGCAAGAAATAATGCAGATGAAATAGGTAAATTAATTATTGATATATGCAAGCCTATTATTAAAGATATAGAATATTCTGTTGGGGATGAAGATTTTGGTATAGAAACAATACTTTTTAATTCAAGAATAAGGAACGATGCTGATATGTTTGGGCTCAGTAATAGAGCAATGAATAAATATGTTTCTTTTGTAAGTTTAATAAAAAAAATAATACCTGAATTAGAAGGACATATAAGAACTATTCATGGTATTTGGCTTACCAGAAAAGAAGCAGAGAAAATAAAAGAAGTGTTAATTAAAAAAAAGGAAGGAAAGAAATGAAACCAAAAATTTGGACTTTTACTATTAATGTAGAACCCATACCACAGGAAAGACCAAGATTTACTGTTAGTTATAGGAAAGGGAGAGCTTATGGGATTATTATGTATGATATAATAAAAAAGTGGGAGAAAATGAAAAAATGGTGATGGTAGACGAACAAATATTAACAGCATACAATCAGACTAAAAGTATTTGGAAAGCTGGAGAAATAACAAAACGGAGAAACGGAACTCTTAACCCATTGAGACATTGTAGCAATCCATATTCACGAACTAAATCTGGTAAAAGAGCAGATTTAAACAATATTTATTTTCGTAGTGCAGTAGAAGCAAATTATGCAAGGTTCTTAACTTTCTGTGGTGTTAAGTGGATATACGAACCAAAAGATTTTTATTTTGAAGGAATAAAGCGTGGCTGTGTCTCCTATACACCTGACTTTTATTTACCTGATGAAGATAGATGGATTGAAGTTAAAGGTTGGTTTGATAGAAAGAGCATTACAAAATTAAAACGATTTCGGATTTATTATCCGCAAGAATTTTCAAAGTTAACTCTTGTTATTCAAAGAAAAAAAGATGCAGAAATCGCATTAAGTCTTGGTATTCCTTATGAAGATTATGGGGAAATATCTAAAAAATTAGGCAGTCTTATTCCTTACTGGGAGAGATGATGCTATGCAGGGAGTTATTTTTGAAAATGATAGTCAGATAATCTATTTGTCAGCACGCAAATATATAAGTAAAGAGTTTGATATTATTCCCCAGCCTTCCTGTATTGAAATAAAAGTTGTTATTCTTCCAGATACAAGGGAGGATATAGAAAATGGTAACAATCAATGATGTTTTAAACAAACTTTATAAAAAAGCAGATAGAAATAGCTGTCTTTATTGCAGTAATTTAAGAATTCACAGAGGTGAAGTATGGTGCAAGTATGGATTAATAGATAGGTTTTATATTCTTGATGCTTCAGCTCTTAAAAAAATGGTAAATGAACTCACAAAAGAAAATGTTTGCGAACTCAATGATAGTTTTTTAGAAAACTATTAAATTCTTAGAAATTCTCTAAGATAACTTTTTTTAATTCTGAAATTTTAATAAAATCTTTTGTTTCTATTATAATGATTGCTTTTGGATTACAGTGTCCTCCCCATGGTCTTGCAAGCACAAGATAATAAGCACCTACTTTTATATCTTCATATGGAGGAATATATTTTGAGCGTGTTAAATACATTGAAATGGGTCTACATTCTATAATTTGAATAGTGGTAGCATTTGCAAGGAATATCTTGTAATACTGAATTGTGTTACCTGTTGCCATTTTTCTAAAAAATTGCTTCTTATGCAGGCAAATACCAGAAGTAATAATAAGGTCAAATCCTGCTTTCTTAAAAATTGAATACCACAGCTTTTTAAAGATTTTTGTTATAAATCTTACTTTATCTGAAGTTTTTTCAGCCATTTTTCTATAAAATCTCTTCTTGGAATTTTCCCTTTTTTAATATTCTGCAAAGTATAATAATTAATTCCCCAGTATTTTGCTTGTGAAGAAGTAAGAGCTTTTAAAATATTAAGAAGTTTTTCTGTTCTTTGTGTTTGCATTTTCAAGTTTTTCAAAAGTATTAGTCCAGTTTCTTACACTTTGAGCAAATATACCACCTACACCAGAAAGCACCATTAAATAAACAATAAATCGCTCTTTTGTTGTTTTAGGTTTCATCATCTTACAAGCGTTTAAATATTCCAGATAAAATTGTGGTATAGTATATAGTGCAAAATTGCTTACTCTATCAAGTTTTATAAGTTTTTTGAAATTGTTTTTTTCAAAAATTCTATCAATAACTTCATGATAATTTGATGGTATCTGTCCTTGCTGTATAAATTCTTCTATGTGTTTTAATCCTGCAAGTTTAAGAAATCTTTTTATTTTGTTTTTACCTGCAAAATATGAAAGCTGATATAAATATGCAGGGTCACGGTGACAGAGTTCCTTAAGCCTGTTAATGCTAAATTGATGAAGTTTCTTGTAATTCAGAGAGCCACTTTGCATAGATGTTCTTGTTATAAATATCCATAATTGTTTGTTGCCTTTTTTCTTCTTTCTTTGAGTGTGCTTCAGCTTCAGATACCTCTACAGGGTTATCTCTTGAAGCTAACACTGCCAGTGCCAGTGCCATTGTTCTGTCTTCAGAGCCTCTACCAGTATAAATATAATCCCCTTCTTGAATTATAAAATGTTTTAGCTCTTCATATAAGGCTCTGCTTCTAATAATTAGTTCATCATTTTTTAATCCTTCAACAACCATACCGAGCATTTTTTGTTTTATGTCTCGTGTTGTATATGTATGTTTAGCAGCTGCAAATCTTAAAGAGTCTCTTCTACGGTATATATATTCTTTTAAAGCTGTTGCTTTAACTTTTTTTAAATCATCAGATAGTTGTCCATCTGGTATCAGTTGAATTTTTCTCCAGTGGTCTTGCAACGCATAAAGAACTGTTCCACCTCCACCTTGCAGTTCACAATTTACTACTGCATCATAATATGCTGACAGTATCATTGCCAGCAATGCTAATGCTTTTGTATCAATGAGATTATAAGCAAATTCAGCAACCTGATAAGTTTTGTCCCTGTAACATTTTATAACCTGAATACAGCTATTATCTGATTGTGGGGATAGTGAGTATGCTGGGTCAATGCCAATGAAGTATTTTGCATGTTTGTCTCTATCCTGCCAATGTTCCCATACTTTTAGCAATCCAAAAGAATTTGGTTCTAATTTAAATTCAGTCCATGTTTTACCACTGTAAAAATTAAAAGCATATGCTGGTGGCTTAATCATCTGTTCAAATTTCACAACTTTATCTTTTGGGAAGAATGTTTTAGCTGAACCAGCAAAAGCATCTTCTTCAGTCCAAGGGAACTCTTTCAGAGCAGAGCTTTCTCCCATAAATGATGCTTTTCTACGCCACCATGCAAGCTGTTCAAGCTTTATTTTATATCCAAGCTTTTGTTCTATTTCTTTTATTTTTTCTTCCTCCCATGAAAAAATACTCTGGCTGAATTTATCAATTATTTCTTTATTTGATACTTTATAAAAATCAACAAAATACCATCCTAAAAAAACCACTTCAGTGTTAGGGTCAGCTTTTGAAGCTTCATATCTACTGAAATAAAAATTAAACCCATTTGGTGTGCTTTCATAGATGTATTTTCTGTATGGATAATGTGAGCTAAAAGAAGCTTCTATAGAAGCAAGGTCTTCTTCATTAGCAAAAAATGCAGCTTCTGTTATATGTGCATAGTTTAATGCTTCACCTCTACCTTTTTTGCCAAACTGACTTATTCTGGAAGATGGATATTTAAAAACTAAAAAATTACCATTAGCAAAACTCTGCCTCATTGCATTATTTTCTACTCTTTTAATTTTCAATCCTTTAGGTAGATTTTTATACATCTCTCTGAATAGATACAGTGGAGTTCTTATTTGTTCCCAGTCACTACCTGCAAGGATAGCTCTTAGATGTGGCAGGGTTGCAAGGCAAAAATAATCATAAGCAAGTAGCAGTGTAGTTATTCCAGCCTGTCTTGGTTTAACAATAAAAACTGTTTCCTTATCTGAAAACAAAGCCCGAGCAACTTTCCATTGAGCCAGTGTCCATATATTAGGATTGAAAAACAATGCACCATAATCTTTTGTAACAATTATAATGTTACAACAAAAATGAGCAAACTTCATAAATCTTTCATTATTTTTCAGTTCATTAAAAATCTCCTGTTTTTCTTTTGCAAGTAATCCAGTAAAAGCAGGACTAAACTTTTTTATCTCCACTGGTTACCCTCACGATAATATAAAATATTGCAGAAAAACAGGCAAAACAAATTACATACTCCAGTGGCACTTTTTCATAAACAAAGTATGCATTAATCAGCAACACTAAATATGCAAAAAGATAACCACTTAAAGCTTTAAGTATTACTGTAAGTTTTTTAACAATTAAATCATAAAGTATAAGAAGTTTTCCGATTAACTTAGTAGAAGGTATTTCTGTAGATATCTGATTATTTGTCTTATTCTTCTTCATCTAAACCTCCAGTTTGTAAGATTTTGGTTTTTTCTTCTAATTCTGCTAAAAACTCTGCTGTATCATCTTCAGGAGCACGCTTGATTTTAAGATAATCAATAGCAATTTTACCAATCTGGATTTTAGCTAATAGTTTATCCATCTCAATTTTATCAGCATTATCCAGTAAATCCTCAATTAAATCAGATAGTTTTTCTTCAAGAGTTTTATTCTTCTTCTTCATATTCTTTCTCCTCTTCTTCTTTTTCATGGAAAATGTATTTTTCTATAGCTTCTTTTTTATCCATTGATGTATCTCTTTTGAATCTACCAATTAACCCCCTTCTAAGTTCAGCTGGTGCTGGTAATCCTAATGGTAGGTATTTTATATCATTTTCTCTGCATAGTTGTCTATATTCATTGTATTTTTTCTCGTAATCTTTGATATAAAGTTCAAGCTTTTCAAATAAATATGAATCAATCTGATATAAAAATTCAGAATCTTCTCCATAGCGGTCTATAATCTCATCAATTATTATGTTTTTTTCTGGTAATCTCTGATATATAAATTCTTCAGCAGAAGCTTTATGCCCTGCAAGAACCTGTGAAATAGTTTTTCTTGAAAATCTTGCTTCTCTTCTAACAAGGTCAAAATAATTATAATCCATCTTATGGTCAATACTATTATGAAGAAAACTTTGAAAAGGAATATGTTTTAATTCAAGAGCTTTTACTCTGGCTAACGCCCCTGAAGAAACCAGAGCTCCAATTGTTGATGCAAATAATTTATCAGCAGGAGTTCCTTCTGCTGTGTGATATAGCCGATTAAATGTAGAAACCACAAAAGGAACAGGAGCAAACTCCAGAGCAGAAGGTTTCTGTTTTTCCATTGGAGATATTGTTCTATAAAGATTAAAGATGTTTTTTAATATAGCAGAAGAGCGATTATAAAAAATCTCTCCCATATTCTTATACAGACTTGTAAAAATATCTTCTCCTTTAAATGCATCTTCAAATGCCCTGTATAAGTGATGAAATAGTTGTGGAGCTTCAGCTTCAAATCCTAAAAAATCAAATACAACAGGAACATTTGATATAGTAAACATTGATGTAAATGGGTGCTTTTGATAATCATTAATCCTGCCAAAAAAATCTGAAATCAATTCAGAAGTAGATTTTTCAGGATGCTGTAATCTATCCCAATTAATAGTAATTAGAAAGTTCCATGCTAACATACTACTCCAGTATCTAAGCCAGTGTTCTGTATCACCAAAAACAGGACCCATAAACTGTTTAATCAAACTTAACTGCCAATCAGGAGCTAATATAGCCATTCTTAATGCATAGTTTATTTTTGGATGCATAAGTAGCAATTCAGGTATGCCACCATAAACTGTGTTAATATCTAATAATTTTCTCATTGCTTCCTGCTTTGTAAAAATACCTTTATCCAATCCTTTCAGAATAGTAAATGTATCTTTGGCTTTTAAGTAAGGATACAATGCTTCAAAAATTCTGTATTCATAGAAGTATGGAACAATTTTTCTTGCTTTTTCTCTACTCATTCCTAAAATGGTAGAAAGAATTTTTTCTGCAGTAATATAATCTTTTGGAAAATTAAAAGTTATAGGAAGCGTAATCCCATGTTTTTGTGCTATTTTCTGAGCAGATAGAAAATATTCACTTGCTTGTTTTCTAAAATTCTCCAGAGGTTTTTTTGCAAGAGATACTATTTTTACATAATCAGGCATAATTGAAAATAAATCAGCATTAGAAAAAGCCTTTGATACAAGTAAAGCCCTTGCATGAAATGGAGCAAAAGCTAACAATCCATACTTCATTAAGAAGTTCCAGCCAAGAAGAGATTTGCCTGTCATATCTGCTTCATACTTAAAAATTGCATCAGGATTAATAATTGTATCTATTGAATATCTTAAAGGTTTTAAATATCTAACATCTGTAAAATATCCTGCATTTGCATTAATTAAATTCTCAAGTTCTTTCCAGTCTACAACTGGATTACCAAAGCTGTCAATCTCAACTATACCATACAGTTCAGAAGTTTTAAGCCTTTCTGGATTTTCTAAAACAGAAACAAGTTCTTTTTCTATTGTAGAAATTTCTTTATTGCTAAGTTCTTCAGCAGTACTGTAAAGCCTTCTATAAACTGAAAGTGCACTAAACATAGCATCTTTTTTATTCATTCCTGCTTTTGAGAAAGCATCCTGCAATCTTCTTATTTCAGCAACTGATGAGCGTATAAGCATTGGAAAAGTATAGTTTTGTTTTTCAAGAATTTCATACAAATTAGGTATATCTGTAAATAAATGCTTAAATCTTTCTACACTGAAAGCTTTATTTGCAAAATGCTCTTTAACTTTTTCAAATAAAAACAGGCTATTACGGAAATCTATTGTATTTGCTACTTGAGAAGAGATTTCTACTTCAGGTATTATCTTTGTTTGTAAATTTCTTTCATATATATGTTGTAATGGTGTTTTTAATCTTTCTTCTAATGCTTTAAGTGGTTCTCTGGCAAATGTTAAATATCCAGCAGAAGGTTCTTTAAATCTTTCTACCTTAGAAAGTTGTTTCAGAAAAACTTTCTGAATTCTATCTAATTGCTTATCTATATTAAGCTTTATTTTAAATCTCTCAATCTCTTTAGCTCTTGTTTGGAGTTCATCTATAGCTTTCCCTAAAAGGGGAAATTCTTCAGCTGATTTTATTTTTTTTACTCCTGCTTGTAATTTCCACAGTTGCTGGATACTATAATTAATTGTATCTTTTTCCGCTTCAGAAATTACAGGAGCTAATCTGTAAGCTTCTTTAGTTTTCTCGGCAGATTGTAATGCTTCTTTAATTGTTTTTGTTATTCCATTAATTGTTTTTCTTATTTGCTCTTTTGTAGTATTAAGAACATCATTCTCAAAAGCAGATTTAAGTTTATCATTTAATTGCTTATATTTTGCTTCATGAGCCTTAAAATACTGGTAAGTTACTGGTAAAATTTTCTCTACTTCTTCTGGAGCATAATGCATTAAAGCCCACAACTTGCTACCATCATCAAACTTCTCTATCTGTTCAAGTGGAACTTTACCTTTTTCTGCAATTTCAATTTTATGTCTTTCAAAAGCATCTCTTATAAGATTAACATTAGCTTTTTTAATTTCGTCATTAGCAGTCATTTGAGCCATACCAGCAAAAGATTTATTCTCAATAAATTCATGTTTCGTTTCTTCAGGAAGCAATGGAAACCATTTTGCTTTCTGCACTGTTACTTTTTCTCTTATGCTTTCTGGTAAAGCTGAATAAGCTTTCTTAAGTGGTGTTTTTAAAACTTTAAAAGGTTCTTTAGCAACATTAAACACTGCTCCTACATAAATTCCTAAAAGTGGTAATATTGCACCTATTGTACCGCTAAATGTTCCTGTTTCTATACCTTTATTTAAAGCAGAATCAAAATTTTCTCCTTTTCTAAGAGAGCTGTAAGTTTCAACAGTTGCACCTGCTGTTGCCCATCCAGTAAAATTAGCCAGCATAGAACGAAGGTTAATTCTATTAATTATCTTTTTTACTGCAGGATGTAAATTATCAAAATAAACTTTTAAATGTTTTGGAGTTGTTGCTTTAGATAGAAGTTTTTCTGTAATCTTTACCGTTCCTACACCAGTGCCAAAAAATGTTAACATATCTGTGGCAGTCCCCCAATCATCTACATATAACTTTTTTCCAAGTTCGGCTTGAGCCTCTCTTCCTTTTTTAATTATTTCTTTTCTTTCTTTTGGAGTTTCTTTTGGAACTTTTATTCCTGCTTCTCTTATATATCCTTTTATTGCAGTAGTAAGCCTTTCCTTTTCCTTCTTTTCTGGAGTATGCCACAGCGGGGGAATACTCTTTTTTATTTCTCCTATTATATCTTCTGCTATTTTAATCAAACTCATTTTTTACCGCCATACCAGCCTTCAATACTTTCTTGAAGTGTTCCAAAAAGTCCTTTTTTCTTCTCTGGTGGAGGAGTTATAATAGGGGTTTCTTCTTCTGGTGGAAGAGTTGTTTTATATTTTTTATTAGCTTCTTTTACTAAGTTTGCAGCTATGTCACGATATTTCTGTGCTTCCTTAAGACTGCCTGCTTTTGCATAACTATCAGCTAATTTTAAATTCATATTAACGGTTTTCTCAAACATTTTAGCACCAGTTAAATCGCCCGATGCTCTTATTTTTGCAGCTACCTCTGTTGCATTTGCTCTTATTTTTGCAACTTCCAGTTCTGTTTCTCTTTGCAATATGGCTTTATCTATACCTGCTTTTATTTCATCAAGTTTAGTTATCTGCTGTCTTATGTTATTTTCTGCTGTAAGTGCCAATTGATAATTTTGATAATTTGCATTAAGCCAGTTGATTGCTCTTGTATCACCCAATTTTGCAAGTTCAAGTTGTGCATTAAATTCAGCAATCAATTGTTGATTTCTTGCTGATATTTCTTTAAGTTTATCTTCAAATTCTGCTCTTGCAATCTCAAAATCTTCTTTTTTTCTTTTTCTAACTGCATCAACAAAACTATTAAATGCATCTAAGTAAGCTTCTCCACCATGCTTTAAGGTAACAGCGATTAATGCTAAATTAACAGCAAGTTTACCAAGAGAGCTCATCCCTTCCCATACATTATTCAAATCAGGCTTTTTTGGTGCAGTGGGAATTCCCTCAAGTTCTGGAAATTTTGGCAAAGGAGAAGTCGTATGTTCTTTAAACTTACTAAATGCTTCTTCATAGCCTTTCATTGCAGGAATTGTTACTTTCTCATGGGTTTCTTTTAACTCTTTACCAAATTCTTCTTTTTCTCTTTCTAAACCTTTTTTAGTTTCTTGTATTACACCAAATATAGATTTTTTTTCTGGCATTTCTCCTCCTTATGCAGGGATGAATTCACTCATCCAGCTTAATAAATCAACTTTTGCCTGCAATAGATTGCTAAATGTTTTTTGAAGCTGAATTAAAAAATCCCTTGCCTGAGTTGTGCTTCTCTGTAAAGCATTATAAACAGCACTTACATCCGCACCTGTTTGTTTTGCTACATCCTTTGCAACATCATAAGCAAAATACATATTTATTGCACTGGCAATTGCAGATGAAGCTTCTGGTGAAGTCATAGATTTTATCATTTTATCTATGGAACTTCTTAATTCATTAATTCTGTCTATATTTTCTCTCACTGTTCTGTTCCACTCTGCTACCTGCTCAGATGCTTTCTCACCTGCAAGCTCTCCACGATATCCTGCCAGCCAAGCTGGTCTTTCATAAGCACCTGCTCTTAACTGAACTTCTGGAGGTATTTTACCTGCAAGTTCACCAATTCGTTTTTCAACTTCTGGTTTAAGTTCTCTTGCTTTTTCAGTTAATCTTGCTCTAACTTTTTCTTTTAAGTATTCAGAAGGAGTAGCAACAGTTGGGAAAAATTTTTCTATTTTTTCTGGCAATAAGGGTTCCCAGGTCCTTTTTATTTCTGCTGTCGCTACTAACTGTTCAGGAGACAAATAGGGATATTTTCTATAATATGGAAGTTGTAATGCTTGCTGTAAGGCTTCATATCTACTATATTCAGGCATTTGCATTATTCCCCATGGAGGTTCTCCTTTATATGCTTCTACAAAGGCAGGATATTTTTTTTCTAATTCAGAAATTTGTTTCTGTATAAGATTTTCAACTGGTATCATTGTTGGTTCACTAACAGCTGGCAATTCAGCCAGCGTTATAGTTATTTCAGGCTTTCTTGTTTCAAAAGGAGCATAAGCTTTTGCTCCAATAACATTTATTATATCTTGCAGTTTACTTTTTACCTCTGGCATCTTACATCCCCTCTCTTAACCATTTTGTCCATTCTGGTCCAGTATATCCTTTTTTGGATAGCCACTGTCCAAATTCTACTCCAATATCTTTTCCTAAAAGAGGTTCACCAAGCTTAGGAGCTTCAGGAGATAGTGTAACTGGAGTTTTAGCAGGTAATGCTTCCCCTAAACCTTCCAATCCTTTGGTTAAAGCTTCAAGAGATGGACCAAGTTTGCCCATTTTTTCTTCCTGAAGATATCTTCTCCATAGCTTTGCTTCAGTTTCCCCTTTCCATTTTTCAATATCCATTCCATATTTTTCTGTTTCCATAGTCCATTTGGTTTTTAAATCATTGATTGTTGTTTCAGCCAGCCCTGCTGATTTCAAAGCATCATCTAATTGTTTTTCAAGCAGGTTAACTCTCAGTTCAGCTAACCTTGCATTAACATCTGCCATTACTGTTCTGTAAAGTTCCTGATACTGAGTACTTGCAGGGGTAAAGCCCTGTGCTGATGCTCTTTCATTTATCGTTCTTAAAGCATCCTGAAGTAACTTTCTTGCATAATCATTATAAACATTTGCATATGCTTCTGTAAGAATTCCCTGATTATAAGCTTGAAGGTTAGCTGTTATTAATGCTCTTGCTTGTTCTGATATGGCAGTGTTTGCCTGTATCTGTTGTGTTAAGTTTCTCATATCTGCTTCAGGAATTGTAAATTTTGGCGGTTCTGGAATTTTAACTCCTTTTTCAAATATAGCTTTCCCAATTCCAAAAAGTCCACCTAAAATACTTACAATTGAACCTGCTATTCCTAATGCTTTTTCACTCATTTTATTCCTCCTTTCTTTGAATATTTTGTAAAAATATCTCTACCATCTGTCGTGGTATCTTTCTTATCCTATTGTTATTATACACTAACAGGCTGCCTTTTCTAAAACCCATTATAAAAACTGGCTTATAAATATCACTGAGTTCCTTAAGAAAATCCTTCACTTTACCTGAATCAGACAAATTCGCTAAATGACTTATAAATAATACTCCATTGCTAAATTCTACACAACATATAAAATCTTTACTCTTCCAGATTGAAAGATTATTTATATCATCATAAAAATTTTTTATATCTATATAATGAGCGATTTTAAAGAACCATTGTTTTAAAGTTTGTTCATCCAAATCTTCTTTCCAAACTGGAACAATCATGGTGTGTAGTTGCATGCCTCCGCTAAAAGATTTAAAGCTCTTGCAGTTAATGTATGAACTCTATTTTCATGAAATAGCATTTTACTGTAAATGCTTCTGTCAGGATAACTTAAAGTCATTATCATATTAAGCACTGGCTGAACATAAAACACAGGAGTTAAAGTGCTACCAATTTCGTTAATTTTTCTATAAATTTCTTTATGTTCTATATCATTAATTTTTAAAAACATATTTACACTGCTAATATTTCGTGGGTCAAATCCAAAATTGAATTTATGCGGTTTCATTAAAGGTTTATTTAAAAAATTAAGTATGTTGTTTATGAATTTATAAAATCTATCATGGTCAGTTAAATGTTTGCTCTGCCAATCAGCAAAATATATAAGTTGCTGTCTTTCCTGAGCTGGAACAAAATAATCTGTAATTGTGCTTATAACAAGTTCCATCAGAATTTAACTCTCCCAATTATTCCTTTTATTTGTATCCCATAAATATCAAATACACTTGCTGTGTTTTCTCTTATTTCATAGACAGCATAACTACCCGCAGTGTTGTTTAAAAAGATTATATCTCTTACTGCACCAGTTACAGTTGAATAATTTGCATATATTTCAGTTCCATCTGTCCAGTAATATACTTCAGTTCCATCTGTAAATAAAAATAAAGGAACATCTGTGCTTTGTTGTTTTATATTTCTTATAAGCTGTGTATCAGTTTCAATACTTACTTCAAAAGTTACATCTCCTTTAAGATAAGTTTTTAAAGCAAAAGCCCACCAGAATTTATCTATATGAGGTCTCCCTAAGTCAAACATTTTTGTTCTTATATAAGATGGCATTTTATCTGTACCTGAAAAAAGCTGGTAAACTCCATCAGAACATAATGCTAATAAAGCATCTTCTTTGCCTTCAACAAAGGAATAATAAAATCCATAAATATCAGTTCCAATATCAATGAAAGTAAATTCTCCTAAATCAACATTAAACAATAATCCATTTCTTGTTACTCCTGCTCTAAAAGGAGAATGTGAAGTAATGGGAATAAAATAATTAAGCAAATTATAAACAGGATAAACTGCACATTGTCCATTTTGGATTGTATTATCAATCAGGTTAACTTTATAATCATATTTTTCCTGCTGTGATATTGTTCCTTTAAATAAACCTTTTGAATTCTGAAAAAATATTTCATTTTTATAAACTACAACACTGTTTTTGTACTGAACTCCAGTTATATTACTTATTTCTGTAAGATACCACTGGCTTGGGTCATTTGATATTGTTGAACCAGTTAAAGCTACTGTTGCATTATCACCATAGATAATGAGGCTATCAACATATCCAATTAGTTTTTTAACTTTAATTTTTAAATCAGGAAAAGAACTTGCAACATCAAAATATCCAGAACCTGTGCCAGTAAAATCTTCAGGATTTAGTGCAACTGTGTATGAAACTACAGAACCATTAGCAACAAAAACTCTTCCCTGCCATACACAAATATCATGCCCAACAATACTACTGCTTACTTGTGTCCAAGTTGAACCATCCCATTTAAAATATCCTTTGCTATCAATTATATAAATCTTCTGATTTTGCCATACACAAGCTGATATTGTATCAGGATTTCCTGAAAGTGTGTTTACTCCTGCAATTTGTGTTAAAGAACTACCATCCCATTTATAAACAGAACCATCAGATAAAAAAACAAGTTGTGTATAAATGCCGTTCAGATTTGCAGTAATACAATAAATTGCAGTTGTGCTGGTTGAAAAAAGTTTTTTTGCAGATACAATTTTTCTTATAGTGCCTTTACCTGCATAAGCATAATTGTATATTTGCTGACATTCAGTATCAGCAATTGCATTTGGTGGAAAATTCTGATTAATTCCTGTAATTCCACTTATAGTTAAATAGAAATTTCTGTATATATCTCTTTTTGAACTTTCAAATGTTGCGGTTGCTGTCCGTGGCATACTATACCTGTGGAGTTCTTATTGTTTGTCTTTTTGCTAAATACCAATTCCAGAAATGAGTTCCTAAATCAGCATTACCAATCATGTGAGCAACATGATGGCAGGCAAGTAGTATAACAAGCTCTCTAAGATAATCAGGAATTTCATTATCAGTATCACCAGCTGATAAATCAGCTGGTGCTAAAGATAGTTTAACTGTTGCTGAAAGATTAGCTTGAGGTTGTGGATAAAAACCTATTTTCCATGTTGAGCCGTCCCTGAAATGATAAAAATTTACTGGAAGGGAAATAAATGTAACAAGTGGAATTTCTTCTTTATAGATTGGTTTTAATTCATATTTTAACTGTCCAAAAGTAATTGTAACATTAAGAAGTTTATTTATCCTTGTAATATCAATTCCTGTTACTGTTGCAAGATTATATTCTCCTGTTCCTTCTGTTAAATTAAAGCTTACATATTTAGTAATCGGGTCAAATTCCTGTGCTATCTTCTGCCTTGCAAGATTTATCCCTAACAGGAATTTTATATAGTCCAGCATATTTACACTTGCTGGAATAAAGCTCTGAATAGCAGTTATATAAGTGCTTACAGTTGTAGCCATCTATCATCGTGTTTCTTTTGTTTTCTTCGGTTTTTCAGATAATATCTCAAAGCTTCCCATCCAGTTCAGTATTGCCTCATTCTGCTTTCCCACTGGACCTGCTAAATTTACAAATTTCTGCCACTGCCCACGCCATCTACATAGATAAATCTCAAGCAAGGTTCTTAAAGTATAAGGTCTTCTTGCATCATTTGCAGGAGGTAACATTGCTTCTATCTGTTCAGGCTGTGGAAAGAAAGCAGTTACAACTTCATCTGGCAGTGGTGAGTAATCTTCAGCAGTAAGTTCATGTTCAGTACCATTCCATGTGAGTATAAAATCCACCTTATACGGATTTTTAATCCACTTCATAACTAATCCTCCTTTGTTCAATCAACTATTATAATGAAGTTGACTGGAAATCCGTAACCTTCATATTCTCTTTGCAGTTTACACAGTAAAACTGCCCAGCAAACAGAATAGCTGCTCTCCAACCAGCTACATTAACAGGCAGTAGGCTCTCAGGTCCCAGAAGACTAAAGAAAGCATCAGGATTATACTGGAATTTGAAGTTTCTAAAGTTCAAGAAATAAACCGTTGCATCAGTAATCTTTGGATTAGCTACAACATTTATTCCATTGATGTTTAGGCTCTGAATTCCAATACCACGGGTTAAATCAATTTCAGAAGGAGTTGCAATAATGCTGCGTTCAATTGAAGTCATTGACATCACAATCTTGTTAAATACACCGTAGCTACAAAGAATAAGATTGAATGGAACTCTGCCTATAGCATTTGCATATTTGTGCATGTAAGTAATTATAAGCTTCCAAGCTTCTGTTGTTGTATCAGTGTTACTGTATACAACTGCCCCCCAATTTGGATAATCACTTCTGGATAATCCACCATAAGTTGCTACATTAGTTCCATCATCCACTGCATCCAATAAGCCATTAAATTCATCTGTTGCGGTAGCAGTTGCCATAATTTTACTATCAACATAATCAGTTAAAGCAAAATAGTAATCTGTAAATCTTGTTTTAATTGCATCAACCTGTGCATATTCTGAACCAGCTCCTTGTATTATGCTCCATTCTGTAAACAAAGTATCAATAGAGGCAATCAGCCCTGCTATATTCCATTGAGCAACAAGTGCTGGCATCTGAACTGGAGAAGGAGTAAATTCTGATTTAAACTGCATTTTGTTAATTACAGCTCCCCAATCTGTAAAGTAGATGTTCTGGTTAATCGGGTTAAATCCACCTTCATAACGCTCTGCAAGGTCTCTTAACACGAGATACAAAAAGACTGGCTGTTTCCTGAATGTAGCATCAATAATGAAAGGATTAAATCTACGGTGAATGATAGCAAAGTATCTATCTGCTGCCTGTGCTGCTGTTGGATAATAACCTGTTCCAGTTACTGGTATTGTTAATGGCATTTCTTATCCCTCCTTTCTATTAAATTATGTAATAATTTGAACCATCTGAAACTACTCTTACTACACCATTTGCTGAAGTAATTGTAACATTTGCACTTCCATCAATATTTCCACCTGCAGTAGTAACTGTAACTGATTTATCTGTTCCTATTGCTCCAGCTTTTACTATAAAAATCTGTCCTACATAACAATCAGATGCTTTAGGTAATGTAACTGTTCTTGATGCTTTTGAAGCATCAACATTATAAATTACACAATCATCAATAGTAGCAGTGTAACTTGCTGCATCTACATTCTTCATTGGAAGTTTAACTCCTAAAGCATAATCCACCTTTGTTGTAAAAGGTATTGTTGCGGTTATTCTTAATGGCATATTTTACCTCCTTATCTTATTAATCTCTCTTTTTTTAAATCATTGAAGACTGCTTTATAAGCATCTTCTTCTTTAAATTCTTCAGGCAACTTAAAAGGATTAACAGATGGAACTGGTTCAAGCTCTTCTTTTCTTCTTCTTAATTCTGCACAAAGCCGTATTGCTGCAATATCATCTACGATGCCATGTTCTTTTTGAAATTTAGCAATTTCTGGTAAATCTTCTGGAGTAAATCCATAAGAAGATAGAATCTCAAATATTTTTTCTTTATATTGCTGTTTTTTCATTTCTTCCATTTCTTTTTTAACATCCTCAATATCCTGTTCATGTGGATATTTTGGAATATCAAGCGGAATTTTAAGCTCATTCACCAACCCTTCAAGATGTTTCTTAGCTTTTTTATTCAGCATAGCTTTCTGAATAACATCCTGAAATTCTTGAGTTGTTTTTGTTTTTTCCAACAGCTCAGCCTGCATCAATCTTATTTTATCAGCATACTGTTTGCCCATCTGTTCTTCAAGTTCCTGAAGTTCAGCTTCTGTTAACATAACTTACCTCCTATTTTTTTATCTTTTTCTGTTCAATATCACCTGTAAGTTTAACCTTATCACACATAACCGTAGTTTGTTCATCAAGCTCAAAGAAATCAGATTTAACTTGTGGATTAATCGCCAGATTTGGTTTAGGATTTGAAGTCTTTGGCTGTTGTACTTGAATATTTTTTCTTGCCATTTTTACACCTCCTTTATCTTATTCCTACAGGAGTTCCCGCTTCTGCGGGTGATGGTGCTCCTGCAAGTTCTGCTAATGTTCCTACTGGTGCACTTGTTAGTGGAGCTCCTGCCATTGGTAATGGAGGAAAACTTGTTGCAGGTGTGCCTTTCATTAATGTGTCAGCAAGTGTAGATATAAATCCTTTAACATCCTCAATTGATACTCCTTTACCAATTCCACTTGCTTTTCTTGAAATAGCACCAAAAGCTCTTTCAAATTCTTCATCACCAGATATTGAAGCTGTAAACTGCCCTACCATTGCCAATCTATGGATAATTGCTCCAATTATTTTTGGAATAACTTTTATTCCTTCTCCAGACATCCCCATTATTCCTAAATTTTCAATCGGTGGGGGAGTGCCTGTCTCAACTGTATCTTTTACTAAATCTGTTAAAGGCATTATCTCCTCCTTGTTCTTTTTATTGTTCTTTTAAAACCTTTATGCTTTTTTCTTAACAGCTTTCGTATATTTCTATCTTTTTTGCTCATACTTTTAAATTATACCACACTACCTCGCATTTGCAAGATAGTGTGGTATCAGCTCAGTTACCCTCTTTTGACTCTGGTGGCTTTTTTAGCTCTGAGTCCAACTTTTCTGGGTCTACCAACTTTGCGGACTCTTCCGCCAATTTTCTTTGTTTTTGTCACTTTTATCCCTCCTTTCTTTCACCCTCAATGAGGGCTTGTTGTGCTTTTAACTGCATCTGTTCTTCCATATACGCTTTGATTTTATCAGAATATGGTAAATCAATCAAGTCAACAAATATATCAGGTGGGAACCACCCCTGTAAAAATAATTCATAGGCTAATTTAATATGTGTCTGTAGTTGTATTGGAGAAATTGAAGCAGATTTAATTTCCACTTTAAAATCAAATGGAATCGTAGAAAAGTAAAAGAATTTATCTCCAATTTTTACTGGAGTGTTATCATTAATCTGAAACAGCTTTGCAGTGTATGTAAATATTTCTTCAAGTTGTGCTTGAAGCCGTGATGCAATTCTCTGAAATGGTGCTGAAGCAAATTGAGCTAAAAGTGTTGCCATACCTGTTGCTCTTGTTCCAGTAGCTCTTTCTCCAAGAACGATTTCATGTAATCCTGTAATATGTCTGATTTGGGCATCATAAAATTCTATTTCACTGTAAGCAGATTGTAGATTAACAGCAGGAGGAGCAGGCTGAATTTTACCTTGCGGGTCTTGAATAACAAGCCAGCCTCCAGGTGTCCAGAGCTGTTTAACATCCTCTTTAAGTTGTTCTTTTGATACATTCTGTCCTGTAATCAGCAGTGGAGGATACATTAACAAATCTGTAAGAGCTGAAATATCATTAAGTCTTTGTGTTCTTTTTTGCTGTATTGCTTTAATAATTGAAATTATAGAAAATCCATAAACTGAATTGGATAGGACATAAGGTCTTATAATGAAAAAAGGATGTCCGATGGTTGATATTTCATGATTAACAATCTGGCGATTATATCCAAGTATTTCAAAGCGATGCCATAAATCTTTTCCTGTCCAGGGATATTCATTAATCCACAGCTCATAAACTTCCTGCAATCCCCTGTAAGATACAGGAGTAAGATAAAAATCTTCCACTGATTGAGTTAAATCAGCAACTGATTTTTCCTTAGCAGTAACAAAAATTTTACCTTTAGTAGTTGTTTTAATTTCAGGAGAAATAGTTTCAGGAATACTGATACCATATTTTAATTTAATCATTTGTGTAGTTAGATATGTTCTATGCATGATTATCTGCTGTGGGTCATCAATTGGAATATTTTCATAAACAACTGCAAAATTTTTATTTTCAATCTGTTTTATTTTTACTCCACCTTGTTTCCAGTAAACTTTAACTGGAGTATAACCTGTTATTATTGCATCTCTTACTGCAACTTCAGAAATAACATCTAATTCATGATATGTATAAAAGTTATGAATAAGTTTTTCTTTCAATGCATCCAGTAACTGTCTTTCAGAAGGAGTTGTTTCTTTTGTTCTACCATCAGCTCTAACAATATCAATCAGAATTTTTTCAGGAGTATAAATAAGTGATGCAATTGAGTTAATTTCACCAAAAAGCTTATTTATTGGAGAAAGCTCGGCTTCATCTCCCTGATAATAAATTCTCTGGTATTTTTCTGCAATATCACCAAGTGAGTTTGCTCTGCTGATAGTAAAATCTAAATATTCTTTCAGCTGTTTTTCTTCAAAAGGTATCTGTTTTTTAAGTGGAATAATTTTTTTCATTTTCTAAATAGCCTTTCTGTTTTATACATATCAACATGGACAACATTACCATGCTCATCAGTAATTATTCTTGGTCCAGCAAAAACTGGCTTATCTTTATTCAGCAACTGAAAAGTTTCTCTTAAAGAAAGCTCAATTTCTTCTTTAGAACGCTCAGGCAATTTAATTTTACTTACATCAACCTTCTGTATAATTTCTTTTCTTTGTTTTGTTTTTTCATCAACTGAAGGAGACAGCAGTTTTTGAAGTCTTTGTCTGTACTCATTTGCCTGTTTTTCTGCATTATAGGATGCCTCTAAAACATCATCAATATAAGCTTTCCTTTTTTTAGCATCCTTCATAATATAAAAGTTTTTCTTTATAGACATTGCACACCCTCAAGGAATAATTCTTTTTCTGCCTGTCTTCTTCTAATAAGCCCTAACAATTTTCTACCTCCTGCATATATCCATCTTAAAAACTGTTCTGCACATTCATACCATTCACGGTTATTTAACTTTCTTCTTAATGTTGATGCTCTGAAAGCATAAGCTCCTACATTAAAGCTAAAGCTAATTAAAGCATCAAGCATATAAGGATGTATATCTACTTTTATCATTGGTTTAATCAACATTTCTGTTTTTACCAAGTCTTGTATTAATAGCTGTTCTGCAAATTCTCTGCTCAGAGGATATTGTAATATTTCTTCTTTCATAATAACATGCCCGTAACCCACTGTTAGATATCCTGCTGGACAGAGGTATGGAACTGCCCTGTAACCTTCGTATTTCTTTACCAATTCTATACATTTATCTGTCATTTATTTTTAGTATTTTTGGTATAGCTTTTTGTATGCTCTTTACTTTTACTCGTATAAAAATCTGGTTCTTTGGTGGCATTTTAACAACTACATCATATTCAAGCATCATTTTATCCTCCCAAAAACTCTTCCCGTAAGACGTCCACCCATCCAGAAGGTAACCACCACACTAACAAATTCATTTTCAACATTACTCCATATTTGAGGTATAGCTTGCAAAGTCCCTCCAGCAGATTCCCACATTGCAAACTTTAGCAGTAACCATGCACCAATAACCAGATAAGTAATAGTTGGTCTAACAGATTGATTATAAGCATTCATAATAATCTGAATAGCATCAAGCCACCATTTACCTGTTATTTTAAGTTCCTGTGGTTCTGCATATTGATATACTTGTTTATCTAATTCAACCTGAGCCATAGCTTTAGCTTCTTCAATTTTTAATTCTGTCATTTCTCTTTGATATTTCAGTTGCATCTCAAGCATCTCAAGTTCCTGTTTATGTTCCTGCCGAGATTTAAATATTTTGATAATTTCTGGTATAAATGAACCTGCTAAACCTAAGATTGCACCAAGTATCATTTATCCCTCCTTTGTAGCAGTATTTCTTCTATTCTTGCAATTCTTCCTTCTATTGAAGTAAGCCTGCTTTCCATAGCATCAAATCTTTTTTCAACTGCATTTGTAAATACATAGAAGGTATCCGTTGTTATCTTTTTATTTCCTTTTATTCCATTTAGAATAAGATTACCAACAACAAATACACTAACACCAGCAACAAAATAAATTAATCCATCAATCATCTTCTTGTCCTTCTTGTTGTTCTTTTAGTTGTTCCTTTCTTTTTTCTCCCAACTCTTCCTGTTCCTGTTACAGAGTAAGCTATTGCGGCGGCTTGCTCTCTTGGATAACCTTCTCTGATATAATGAGAAATTAATCTGCTTCTATAAGATTTAGTTGTTTCACCTTTCCTTTTTCTTGGTTTTGGCATTTCTCCTCCTTTATTTCCTTATTATTCTTCTTCTTACTTTTCCTCCTATTGCTCCATATTCTCTTCTCATTGGTATCCATCTTGATTTTCTTTTTCTTGCTGTTCTTTTTGTTCTTTCAGACATCTTTACTCCTTTCTTATCTTGTTACAGTATCAGCAGTAATAGAAGCAGTTGTTCCATCTGCTATTGTTGTAGAAGGTCCAGAAGTTGAAGTAATAGCAGTTGCTGTTCCATAAGCTGCTCCTGTTGCACCACATTGAGGTAGGAAACTTGACCTCATTTAAAAGGGATTGCGACAACCAGTTCAATTTTTATACTCCTGCAAATCTAAAAAATCCTTTGCCTTCTATATATAAATCATCTTTTGAACCTGTTTCTGTTTGAACTATTTTGACCTGCTCTTTTGTTATAGAATTACCATTTTCATCTACTGCCACAATATCTGGTATGCTGTTTAAATCAGTTACTTCAATCACATTTATTACCACACCATCTTTTATGCAAGCTACTCTCATAAATTACCTCCTTATGCTAAATATATAATTCTTACAAAGCCTTGTCTGCCATTACCACCTGCATATGCATCATTTGCTCCACCACCACCACTTCCATACGATACCCCTGCTGCACCAGGACCTGGTGATGCCGTTACAGGAGCTCCTCTACCAAACATTGAAGCCTGTCCTTTTGAGGTAATAACTACACTTGCCCCAATTAGACTTCCGCCAGGACCACCATCTAATGATAATAAACTTCCTGAGACACTTCCTGATATAAGAGTATTCCCGCCTGCACCACCTACACTGCCCTGAGCTCCACCAGAGCCACCTGCACCAACTGTAATGGTTAATGTTTCACCTGAGCTGACAGACAAAATTTTTATTTCTGCACTGCCAGCATAACCTCCCATTCCGGTACCATTACTTACACTACCTGCTCCGCCTCCACCTCCTGCAATAGCTACAACCTGAATTTTTGTTACTCCAGAAGGAACTGTCCAAGTTCCACTTGCTGTAAATTCTACCTGATTAAAATTATGTAACCAACCTGTATCTAATTTACCAGTACTTAAAGCAATAGGTATAGCATTAGCAGTTGGCGTTAAAGAAGCATGAGCATTATCTACCTTATCTGCATTATCTGCATTACTTACTTTTGATTGCCAAGCAGAACCATCCCATTGCTTTATCACTGGCGGAGATACTGAAATATCCAGCCATAACTGCCCTGCATAACTTGGTGTTGGTGCAGTTGAAGATACTGTTATTGCATTAGCTAATTGATTAAAATTATCATCTAACCAGCTAAAAGGAATTGCATACTGCCCCTTCACTACTGAAACCTGTGAAGGAGTTATTAATGCAAAATTATGTGGCAACGATATCGGCATTCCTAACTTTCTATTAACATAAATTCATAAAAAAATCAAGCCCCAATAATATACTTAATTGTTCAATATAATTCAAAATTGTTCAATATAGCTCAATTGAGAAAAAAATAAAAGAATTGTAGAAAAATATACCCCCTGGGGAAAAAGAATAAGGGCAAAATTTTTAGCAGGCAAAAGCCCATTAGCATCCAAACTGGAGCCTAACTGAGATAAGAAAATAAAATTTTCAACATGCTGATATCCTGAACTGCTGAATTGATGAAAAAAATTCAATACAAAAAATAAATCTCTTTAGTGCTAATTTTTTTCAAAATACCCCCATTTTTGCCGTATCCATTGCCGTTAAATCCGATAAAGTATTCAGCAAAATTGCCAGATTATGTTAAATTTTCATGCTTTTAAAAAGATAACTCATTGATTTTTAAAAATAATTTAATCTTGGCAAATAATTGCCGTATCCTAATAAAAAGAATTCTGAATACTAATGCATATAATTGAGAATGATTTTCAATATTCCCCCATATTTTAGTATGGGCTCACTGAAAAAAACTTCTCCTGGTGGATTCTACGAAGCGTTTTCTCTCTGGTAAAAGTATTTTTTTCTGTATATAATACAAGAAAAGAAAAAAAGAAAAGAAAAAAAGAAAAGAAAAAAAGAAAAGAAAAAAAGAAAAGAATATAGATATATACTATACTATATATAGAAAGCTATGTTCTATAAAAAACAGAAAGATAATATAATATATACTTTCCTGTTTCAATTCCTATAAAAAATGTTTTAATTTTTTAATAAAACTATAAAATTTTTAAATAATTCTTATTCTTCAATAACTTCTCTTTTCTCATGTAAATAAAAAGATATTGACTTTTTACTTATAATTTGATAAATTATAATTAAAATAAACAGAAAGGAGGTGAAAAAATGACACTTTCTATTTG